AAGACATATAGATATTAAGGAAGCTGATCCACAGAATGAATCATTAACTGAAAGTGTTGCAGGAGATATTATTTGGGAAAAAGTTAGAGATTATATTCAAGAATTAATAGAAACAGAAGTAGTAGATAATCTGGCTAGTGTTGTTTCTTCAGAAATACCTGAATATAATCCAGATTGGTGCGGTGATTCATCTTTTACAAGTCAACGCGCAGTTGAAAAGCTTGCAGAAGAATTAGCTACAGAATTAATGTTTAATCTAGAATAAATATAAAGGAAATAAATGTTAGTATATGAAAAGAAAGTAGATGGCACAAGACATCTTTATGGAAAAGTAGAAGGAACAGTTCCGGCTGTTGATGATGTTCAACTAACTTATAAAGATGCTGATGGTCAAGAATTAGAGTTAGTAGAAAAAGATACATACAAAGATAATGGTAAGGGTGGTATTTATAGAGTATCAGATAATGCTGCTGTAAATGTATTTATTGGTGATACTCAAATTATTGGTGAAGAGATTGAAGAACCCGATACTCCTTTAATTACAAGTATTACAGTAACTCCTCCGACTAAGACTACTTATAATGGTGGTGAAACTTTAGATTTAACTGGTATGGTAGTAACTGCTAATTTTGATAATGGAGATACAGAAGTATTAACTGAAGGATTTACAACATCTCCTGCTGAAGGGGCTACGTTACAAGGCGGTGAAACAGTGACAGTTACTGTTTCTTATTATGAATTAACAGATACGTTTGAAGTAACTGTTGGACAATAAGTATAATAATTAAGGTAGTATAATGCATATTGATGATTTTAGAGATGAGGTAAAGTTAAAATTAACTGGAGATATTCTTGAATCTGAATTAGATGATGATACATTAAATAAAATTATCAAAAGTGCATTAAGAGAACTTCAAAGATATATAAATCATACAAAGTTAATTACAATACCTTATAAGCCTTGTATTGATTTATCTAACGAAGAAGATACTAATAATGTAAAGATAGATGTTAATTCTGTTGTAATGGTATACAGAACAGAAGATTTAGCAGGAACAACTTCAGGAGAAGGTGATGGTGGAACTTCTGATCCTATGCAGGTAGCACAATGGCAATTATTAAGTGGTATGGGGAATATAATGTATTTCCAAGATGCTGTATACAACTATGGAGCTTGGACTACATTACAACAAATAAGGAATACTACTTCAACAGACTTAGCATTTAGATTTGATAAAGATTCAAGTAAGTTATATATTAATGTTCCTAATGGTACACCAAGCAAGATCACATTAGAGTATGTTCCGATTATACATAATGTAGATGAAATTAAATCTCCTTACTGGATAGATATGTTAGTAAGATTATCAGTAGCACTAACAAAAGTAACAGTAGGGAGAATAAGAACAAGATATACTCAAAGTAATGCTTTATGGCAAAGCGATGGTGATACTATTCTTTCAGAAGGAAAAGAAGAATTAAATAGTTTACGGGAAATGTTACTTCAGAATTCAGAATTAACATACCCAATAGATTAATAGGAGAATAATTTAATGGATAAAAATTTTATTCAGGAAGCATTTAAGCAAGTTTATCTAACAGAAGATGCTGAAGAATTTTCATTAAATGTTTCTGGTCCAGACGATACTGAATCATTCATGGATATTGTTAATTCTGATGAATACGCAGATGATGAAATGATATCTGATGTTTATGATTTAGAGGCTGAAGCAAAAGAAGACTTAAAGCAATCATATATCGGTAAAGTAATATTAGACTGTAATGTATGTCATAGTAATGTATTCGTTGATAAAGATGAGATTACTGAAAATGAAGATGGTGTTTGTTGTGAAGAATTAGAATGCCCGTATTGCATGTCTAATGAAGGTTACACTATTATAGGTGAAGTTAAACCTTATCAAGAAGCTGATGAAAATACGGACGAGATAGAAGATATTGAAGTAAATACTTCAGATGATGAACCAGTAGAAATAGAAGCTGATGAAGAACCTGAAGAAGATGAAGATTTAGAAGAAGGCCTTAAAGCAGACAAAGTAAAAGCTCTTCAAAGAAACGACAAACTTGATGGACAAAAGGGTCTTGGAAGAGGTAAAGGTTTAGAAGCATCAGATGATATTCGTGGTCCTAAGTATAAAGAACTGAATGAATGTGGTGATCCAGAAGAAATAAATGAATGTGGTGATACAGAAGAACTTAATGAAGCCAAGAAAAAAGGCACCCCTTGGGTAGTAGAGTCTGATGTAGATGGTGAAATAGCAAGAGTAAAATCAGAAAATGAAGCTAAAGAAACCATAGCGGAATTAAAGAAAGAAGATAAAAAACTGAGAAAGGGTAAGAAAGTTAAATATTCTTACAAATTTGATGAATCAGTTGATAAGAGTTTATATGATAAAGTTCAAAACACTATGAATGAAGATATAGAAGATATATCTGTTTCTACTTCTAATGAAACCACAACTATATCTACAAAAGATGATGGTGGAGTGGTAGTAGAAACTTCCCCTAAAGAAGATGAAGATTCATTTGAAGAATATACGGGTGATGAAATGATTGCACCTATAGAACCTGAAACTGAGTCAGACATATCTGATACCTTAGAAGCTGATACTGAAGATACAGAAGAAATTCCAGAAGATGAAATTCCAGAAGAGGAAACTTCAGAAGAGGAGACTCCAGAAGGTGAAGGAGAAGATGAATTCGAAGAGTTTGATGAAGAATCATTTAATGATTTAGGTGAATCTTATCTTAAAAGATGTTATGAAAATGTAACTTCTTTTGAAACTTCCAGAGTAACCTTAAATGAGAATAAAGACTTCGTGGTAGAAGGTAATATTGGTTTTGATTCAGGAAATAAGAAAGCTACTCAATTTGTATTTTCACAGAAGTCAAATAATGATGGAAAATTAAAGTTGGAAGGTTATAATAAACAAATCAGCAGAGGCAAGAAAACATTTAAACTTAATTGCTCAGTCAATAACAAAACTCTAGTATGTGAATCATTAAACTATAATTACAAAGGCAAGAATGATTTAAATGAATCTGTAAGAGTTTATGGCACTGTTAAACGGAAATAAAATTGGGAGTTTTAATGAAGTATAGAAATATATGTACTAGTGATGCTTTTAATGAGGCTTATTCACTAGAAGAAGCTAATGCGAATTTAGCTACTAGATTTTATGAGCTTACTAAAGATTGGGATCCATATGAAGTTATGCAAGATTTTTTAGAATTTGTTCCAGATAAAGTATTACAGGATTATGTAGATTGGCTTGAGGAAACAAGTTTAGATGAATCTTATAATTTAAAAAAAAGTAAAGATTAATGAAGCATTAAGAGTTACAAAAGCAAGAGATTATAATACTAAGTTCAGAACTAGTATATGTACTTTATGAAAATAATCTAACTATGTGATTTAAACTGAGGAACTAAATGGAACATCAGAAATATGGTCAATTATTAACTCCAGATATAAAAATACATAGACAATATTTTAGAGAAATGGTAAAACTCTTAGGAATAAGGGTTTTATATAGAGCTCCTAAGATTAATAAAGATTACAGTTTGTATCGGGAACTCGAGTCAGACTATGAAGATCCAATATTAATAGGTTGTATTTTTGATGAACATCCTACTCAACAAACTTTAAGAAAAATTGGTTGGGTTTCAGAATTAAATGAGAATTCTTCATTTATTCATGTAGATTATGATCTACCTGGTTTACAACAAGGAGCTTTATTTATTATACCAAGTGGTTTAGATGATGGAAAAGGTAGAGTATTTCGTGTTGTAAAAATGGTAACAGAAATAGTTTATCCATCATCTATAACTTGTGAAATAGTGCCTCAATATGAGAATGATTTTAAATCAATATCTGGAGGAAAAGATATAAAAGAATTAGTGGAATCAGAAGAGCTTAATATATTAAATAATGAAAGTATAAGGCCAATGACTTCCTATTTAGAAGATTTAGAAAAAGAATTGGCATTGAATGGAGATTAGATGTCTACATATTTATATGATGAAGCAATAGTTAAAAAATTTAAAAATTGGACTTCAACTTCCAAAACACAAATATATGGGCCTTCTGAAACTAGAAGATTATTTGAAATAATAGCAGATAAGACTACTGATTCAAAAATAAAATTACCATTTATATCTATAAATAGAGAACTTGGATATGATATTATTAATGATGGCACTACAAGACGTCCATTGTCCTATGACGGTGTAAATAGAATGTATGACCCATCCACTAAGACAATGACTATAATGAATGCCATACCTATTACTATTAGATATCAAGTTAATGTATATGCAAGGTATGCTCAAGAAGCAGATATATTAATGCGTAATTTAATATTTAATATTGTTAATTTTCCTGCTATGACAATAGATGTTCCAGCAGCAGATCAAGAACATACTGCTAGAATATCTATTGCTGATACTACTATAAGAGATACTTCTAATATTGCAGAAAGATTTATAGAAGGAAATTTAACTTGTTTAAGTATTTCTATTGAAATTAGAGATGCTTACTTATGGGATGTTAGAAAACACCGCGATGCGGAAATTGAATTAAGAATAGATGACATTTATGAGAATAAGAATTTTGAATGTCTTTCTTGTGGGTTTATATATCAAGGTTATATACCGCCTGCAGCATGTCCTATGTGTGGTGAAAATAACTGGCAAGTAAAACCCTATAGCAGAGAATTAAATTCTAATCAAGATTAATTAAATGGAGAATAAAAATTAATGGAAAGAATTATAATCAGAGAAGAAGATAATACTTCGAATGTTGAACAATTATCTTCATATGATGTTGTGTACGTTCCAGGTTTTTCTGATGATTTAAGTGACAAGAATCTTTTTAGAACACCAACACTTGTTACATCTAAGTATAAATTTGTAAGCTTATATGGTGGTAATTGTCCTACATTTGATATTCCACAGGATTGGCCTGAAGCTACAGCTACTACTGAAGGTTTTCCATCTTATGCGATTCCAAATTATTCAGACTTAGTTGTAGATAATTCACCTATAGTATTAGATTCATTTGTAGACATAGATACAGGATCTGATTTTGCAAGTTACTTTACTAGAGTAAATATTGTAGCAGGAGAAGCTCAAACAGACTTTGTACCAGTTGATAATTTAAATTATTTTATCGCTGAAAGAGCTGTTGGATCTGAAGGAAGTTATACTGTTTCTTATACAGATTTACCAAGAGATACGAATCCTGAAACAGGTGAACCGTATACATATATAGAAATGTATGGTACAGATGGTAGATATTGGAAAACATATAGCGATGAAGAAGATGAAGAAGGTACTGTAACTAAGCAAGGTTGTGTATGTGTTTCTAGTGTAGATCCGTATGAGAATCGTTGGTACGAAAATATAGGTACTACAGATGCTCCATATTATAGAGTTTCTGGTGATAGACAAATATCTTATGTAACTCCACAAGATGGTGGTGATAGAGTTATGAAAGCTTATTATGAAGCTTCAAAGAGTACTCCACCAATGTTTGATGCTGGAGATAGAGACCCAGGTTATAGATACGCATTATATTTATTATCTTTAGGTATTCCTGTTTATTATGAATGTATGAATTGTGGTTCTCATTGGGAAGAAGTTGAAGTATTATATAGTGATTTTAATACTGCAATGATCTTATATGGAGACATTCCTGAAGGTAATACTAATGATGATGAGACAGCTACAAAGGTAATAAGTCCATATAGACAAGGTTGGTATTATTACGATGGGCCAAGCAATAGTTATAAGAAAGCTGGTGAAGATGCACCTGTGTATGCTACTGCAGATGATGTATCTAGAGGTGGTACTACTACTTGGTACAAAGGTGCTGACATGAGTCTGGAAAGTATGTATACAGGCCTAAAGAAAAGATTTATGACAGATCCTACAACGCCTGATTACTCATTTGATAGTATGGGTGACTACTCTATTAAATATATGACAACAGGTGGATATCCAGTATTTGAATATGGTATGGCAACAGAAAATGCTTCCGATACAGGAGATGTTACTTCTGGTTTAGCTTTTGCTATGATGGATTTATGTCAAAAACGTGGTGATGCAATTGCTCTTATAGATCATACAGATAATCCAGATAGAACTATATATAATGAAGATGAATTATCTGTAAGTAGTGTAGCAAGAAGAGACTTTATGAATATAGATGATAAGGTTGCTTCTCATGGTGCTATGTTCACACCTTGGTATCATTGCACACATGCAACTATAGCTGGTGAAACAACTGATGCAAATAGCTCAGATTTAATGCCTGCTTCATTAGCATACCTAAGCAGTTTAGCTATACAACTTAGAAATTATAATCCATGGTTAGCAGTATCTGGTGTTACTAGAGGTAAAGTTCCATACTTTGGTGGTCTTCATACTAATTACACGTTAACTAATAATGTAGCTGACTCATATCAATATGTTCCAAGTGGAATAGCTACTGATGAAGCTCTTGTTTCAATTAACCCAATAACATACATAAGACAATATGGATATTGTATCTGGGGTAATAGAACTTTAAGAAATAATAAGTTAGGTACAAAAGCAACGTCCTTCTTAAATATTAGAAACTTAGTTTCAGATATTAAGAAAGTATTGTATGAAACTTCTCAACAGTTATTATTCGAACAGAATACGGATATACTGTGGATCAACTTTAAGTCAAAAGTAACTCCGTTGTTAGATACTATGGTTTCTAACTATATATTAAGTGATTATAAACTAACTAAATTTAATATTGATCCAGATTCAGGTGAGCCAGTACCAGCATATATGGTATTAGCTAACTTAAAGATTATGCCAATAAATTCTGTAGAAGTATTTGACTTAACAATACAGTTAGAAAATAACGAAGTAGAAGTTTCGGAAGAAGAATAATTAAGGAGAGGAAATAAATAATGCCAATTAGACCAGATCAAGGTGCTTATCATTTCTCTGCTGAGAAACAAATATACGAAATTCAAAGAGGAAATAACTTTGAAGTAGTACTTAATACTGATTTTATAAATCGGTTAACTGCTTTAGGAAGCCCAGCTACTTCATTCCCAAAAGCACAGGATTATATTAGAATTTCTGTTGCTTCTTTCTCAGTACCACATTTTTCACAAAACCCAATAGAAGTTAGAAGAGGTAATACTTCTGTAAAATATGCAGGTGTAATGTCCTTCAATTCAGGGTCACTTCAGTGCTATGATTTTATTGGTACTAGAACTAAAGATATATTAATGGCTTGGCAGGCTAGATCGGGTAATCCATTAGATCAAACAGTAGGATTACAAGCACAATATAAGACAGATTGTACTTTATTAGAGTACCCACCAGACTACAGTAGAATAGTAAGAACGTGGAAACTTGAAGGATGTTGGATATCTGAAATATCAGAACCAGAGTATTCAGCAGATTCTAATGATGCAAGAAGAATATCTGTTACTATACAGTATGATAGAGCATATCCTGTATATGATGTATGATTTATAGTGGGCTGGTTGTAACTAATCAGCCCACTAATATTAGAAAAGTATTAAAATTGAAAAATTTATTATTAGAGGATAAAAGAAGTCAGTTATTATCCAGATCTAAAACTGGAGATCCGTATGTACCTTGGAATCAGTTCCGGGGTAAGAACAGATACCAAAGAAGATTATATTCTAGATTAGCCTCATCTGTTAAAAATTTTAATTCTATTGATATGAATAAACTTTTTAAAGATGATATATTAGATGTAGACATTGATGTTAAAGGTGAAACAAATGTTTATGTCGTTAGAATTTCTTTTGGTGGTTTTCTGGATGAATTGCATAACTTCTTAAAAACACAAGAATTAAATAGAAAAATAATTGCTAAGGCTTTATCAAAGGCTTTTAATGGAGATCAGGTATATATAAACTGCACATGTCCAGATTTTAGATATAGAGGTAAATATTGGGCAACTAAGAATAATATTCTTATAGGTGCTCCTGAGACAAGACCTTCTAATATAACAAATCCAAATGATACAAAAGGTCCTGGATGTAAGCATATTACATTAGCTTTAAGTGATAGCTCTTGGCTAGTAAAAGTAAGTTCTGTTATATATAACTATATAGAATATATGAAAGAGCATGATGAAAGGCTTTATCAAAAATATATATATCCAGCTATTTATCAAAAACCGTATGAAGCAGATGAGATACAATTAGATATGACAGATATTGATAATAGAGGATTAGATATAAGATTTAGTGAGTATCAGGAATTAGTAGATGATGATATGGCTAGATATGGTAAAGTAACTAACACTACAAAAGAATTGATAGCCGATGCAGGATTATATATCGAAGAAACAGATAAAGGGCCAGTAGTATCTGGAAGTACCTTATCAAAAGCAAATAAAGCAGCTGTGGAACGTGGTAGATTTAAAAAAGATAATGAATATAGGTTTACAAAACCTAATAAGGAATTTGAAGACCAAGTAGAAATGGAATTAGATTAAAATGAAATTACAAGAATTTACAGATAGATTATATGACATGGGTGGCATAGAACAAAATGGAAAAAGAAGAATACTAACAGAAGCAAGAAATCCTGAAAATGATGAAGTAAATGCAGTTATAAGGAAGTGGGCTAATTCTAGTAGAAATAGATTATCTAAACGTGACCAAAAAATATTAGCGGATAATGGTATTTCATTAGAAGATATGACCGGTGAATATCAGAAAAAAGAATTATCAGGTCCAGGAAGGTCAACCGGAGTTTCAGGATCTTATCCTCAAGTTCTATCGAAAGAAGAAGTGAAAAGTTACCATCCAGATGCAGATTTATTAGGTGTTTTAAGCAAAGACAGAGATAGGGAAGAGGTTGAATATGATTATCCTGATTATAAGCATGGGGACCATAGAATAACCGATTCTGATAAATCACATTGGTTAACATCAGGAAAGACTAAAAAGGGTGCTAAAGTTAAGATGCCTACAAAAAGTCAGATGGATGCTTTACAACCTTATAGAAAAGAAAAAGATGAGCTCAAGAGAGCAAAGAAAGAGTATGAAAAGCAGCGGGAAAGAATAAAGGATAGGGCAGAATATAAGAGATGGAAGAGAAAGAATGAATCATTAAACTTAAATGAATCTAAGCAAGGATTAGTAGATTATTTTAATGAATTAATGTCTACTTTTGGTGTAAAGCCTTATGAACAAGTAGATTACCTATTGGGTTATATGAATGAAAGTGAATTATTAGATGCTATAGATGATTTTAAGGAATATATGGATATAGATGATGAAGATATAATGTAAAATTATTATAAATCATTTGAATTTATTGCTAAATTATATATAAAAACTGAAAAATAGAATCTCAATAGATAACTAAATAGATGAATAAAATAGAGATAACTTATGATTGATAATATATAATATGAGATTCAGTTGAGATTATTAAAGTCAACATGAACCTATTTGTTTTGTGTTGACTTTTTTTATTATAAAATACGGAAATAAAAAGAATGACTGATAAAACAGATTTACAGAAGTTTATAGAGTGGTGTAGAAGCTACACAGATATGCCTGAATCTCTTAAGAACAGTATGCTTCAAGATGCACTTGAAGAAATAAAGCAGCATGGATTTGATAATCTAAGCTCCAATATATATTTAAGACTAATTTCATTCTATACGTGCAAGTTATTAGACGATAAATCTACATCTAAGTATGTCCCATCTTTACTAAATAATTCTAATATTGATATGTCCTCATTAGATACTATGTATAAGAATACTGCAGGCTTGAGAGAATTATCAAAATCATTGATAAAATTTAATAAGGGCTATAAGACAGCAGATGGAGAATACTTAAAATACTTGCAAAGACTTATAAATGATGGTGTATAGTATATTATAAATAATAACTAGAGGAGAAATGATAATAAATGGAAAATGCAAGAATAGTAGAAGAAATATGTTTACCTTCAAAAGGACTAATTTATGAAGAAGAAGTTAATCCTAATATTGAATTAAGTAGTATGAAAACAAAGCATGAAATGCTTAGATTATCTGCTACAGAAGACAGTCAAAAGGTTATGTCTAAAATAGTAGATGATTGTATCGTATCTGATATGGGAATAAGTTCTTATGATTTATGTTTAGGAGATTTTCAATATCTTCTTTATAAATTAAGAGTTGTTACGTTTGGTCCAGATTATGAAATGCAGGCAAAATGCCCGTACTGTAATTTTGAAAATACCCTTAAACTAAATATTGATGAATTAGAAGTTAATGAATATGATGATTCTTTACTTGATTTATTAGAAATGGATCTTCCTATTAGTGGTAATCATATTAAATTAACTATGCAAACTCCAAGGATGATCGATAGAATAAATTCAAGGATAAGGGAACATAATAAAAGAAGAAAAACTACTAATGAAAATTTAACTGTTCTATATACTATAATGGCAAGTCTAGAAGAAATTGATGGTGAACCAGTTGAAGTATCTACATTAGAAAATTGGATTAGAGAATTACCACTGGCTGACTCTAATGCAATATTATATAGAATAGATGAAATAAATAGTTCAATAGGTGTAGAGATAGATTCAGTTGCAACTTGTGGGGTTTGTGGGTCCTCATTTATTGCCCCCTTTCGTGTCAACGACTCATATTTTAGACCTAATCCTTCCGTCAGGTAGATATAAATCCGTTATGCTTGAGAACTTAACAAAAGAAAAGTATGTAATATCAAGAAAACTACATACATCATTTCTTGATTTAGATGAGATAACTCCTATAGAAAGGAAGATGATATTAAAATTTATCACAGAAGATTTACAAGAACAAAGTGAAGCCATGCAAAAAGCTAGAAAAGGCTCTTAATGTCAGATGTCAACAAAAATGAAGATAAAACAGTATTAATAAATGAGATGCCTACGGATAAATTGGTTGAGGCTCTTAGAAAAGCTTCTAAAGAAGAAGACGAGTATATCCGTAAGTATAAAGAAGAGCAAACAACTAAGCTAGTAAAGCTTATTCAAAATGCAAAAAAGCATAGAGATGCTTTACAAAAAGCCAAAGCACAATTAAAATCCATGAAACCGTCTGATGAAAACTATGAAGATTTTAAGAATCAGATAGAAGAATTACAGCGTGTTTCTAATGGTGCTGAAAAAGAGAGAGACTCTTTTATGAAGGCATTAAGAGAGTCAAATCAGCAAAATATAATTAATCAAGCAAAAGAAGCAGCTGCTACAAGTCGTATGAAGGCTGCTATGGAAAAGTCAAAGGAAAGTCTTGACAAAGCTAATGAAGATTTAGCTAGAGCAGAATACGAACAATTTTGGCAAGAAGCATTAGATGATAGAGATGGCAGTACAGCTCAACAAAAGGAACATTTAGAACGCTCCAGACAAAAAACTGAAAAAGCTAGGCAAGAAAAAAATAAAGCAGAGGAATCTTATATTAGAACTTCTAATCCTTCTAATTATGAAGATGAAGATTTAGAGAAAAAAATTGCAAAAGCTATGGGCTCTATGCCGACTTTACTTCAAAATATAGCAGAAGGACTATTTAGTAAGGAACATACTTCCGAATCAGGTAAGATAGCAGCTACTCTAAGTGAAAAATTATCAGATTCAAGCCCTCTTGGAAAAATTGGTTCAGCATCACTTAAAGTATTAGGAAAAATTCTTGACGTTGCAATGGCTGCAAGAAAAACATTAGATGGTTATGTTGATGATGCTGCAAATGTATTAGCACTTAATGTAGGTAAAATAAATGCAGCTTTAGAGGGAACAGGAAAAACTTATAAAAGTGCTTTATCAGAAGCAGTAGAAGGTTTAGGTATAAATAGATTTGTAAGACAAACAGATTACTTAGCACAAATAGCAAATCTTACAACTCAAGGTGTAACCTTTAATGTAGAGCAACGTGCGTTATTAGAAACAATTAAAGATAAAACAATAAATTCATTTAGTTCTTTAGATGCTAATATATTAAGATTAGTTCGGTTAACAGAAGCAGATGTTACTGCTAACCAATTTGGATTAGAAGTTGCACTAAGAAATACTTTAAATAAAGTGTTTAAAGATTCAACTTATTTACAAGGTATATATGATTCAATATCAAGTGCTATAACAGATGCTGTCATGATATCCGGTAGATCAGATATTACTCAATACAGTTCAGTAGCACAAACTTGGATGGGTGCTATGTATGAATCAGGTATAGATTCAAGTACTGTAAATAAGTTTGCTAATGCTATAAACTATTTAGGTTCTGGTAATGTGCAAGGTTTATCTTCAGATGCAGATATGCAAAGATTAATATTATTAAGTATGGATACTATAGGTATGGACTATGCTGATATATTACAACAAGGTTTATCTGCTTCTGATATAACTAAACTTATGGCTGCTATGGTAGATTACTTATCACAAATAGCAAAGAGTACAAAAGATAATAATGTACTACAATCATCATATACTCAATTATTTGGTATGAGCATGTCAGATTTACAAGGATTCAAAAACCTACAATCCAAAATGAATGCTCTACAATACGTTACAAATGCTAGCTCACTTAAAGTAGTAGAACAAGAATTAGCAAGATATCAATCAGATGAAAGAGTAATGATAAATGAGCAGATTGCTAATGTATTTGATAATGCTAAATTTATTTATGGTAGTGATATAGCAGAGGATGCTTCACAATATATTGCTTGGAAAACAACAAATCTTATATTAGATATAACAAGTGCAGTACTTTCGAATCCATCATTATCAACAGGAGCAATAGGTAAAGCATTTTCAAAAGGTGTTGGTGCTATAGGTGTTGGTGCTGAAATTGCATTATTCTTACAAACTTTACATCCATTTTTAGAAACTATGAAAGGTTTACCTGCAGCATTTAAGAGTGGAGAAAATGGTATTTTACAAAGTTATATAACTGGCCCTGCTACTATGGGGGGTACTTCTGCTAGTAGTGGTGCAGCAGTAACTACATCTTCTAATACAATAAAAACTACTAATGCTAGTGCACTTGCTTCTATACGAGGTGATACTTATAACACTGAAATTAAAAAATTCAAAGATGTAGATTGGTATCATCCAGAAGAAGAAAAGAATGAAACATTAGAAGAAATTAAGAAGATAACTGCAACAATAGTTGAGTCTAAAGAAGCTAAGAAAGCATTAGCCACTTATCTTGTTGGAATGACAGATGATACATTAAGATCATTTGCGTCTATATTTGCTGATGAAAATGCTATGCAAGATACTTTCCAAGGTAAGAATAAAACACTTCAAG